TCGTGGATAGTTTCAATTGTCTCATTGATCGCTGCTTCAAATTCTTCTTCAAGGCGAGCCTGCTCAAGCATTACGCGAGCGTTGAGTGCTGCTTCAAATAGAACTGAAGCTTTCTCTTTGAACTCTTCTGAGAGATCAGAACCAACAAACATATCTTCAACGTCTTCTTTAACGGAGAGCTTTGGCATCGGATCATTAGCAGACGCACCGCCCTTGCCTGTTGCATGGGATGGCTTCATTCTGATTGAGTTCTCATTGCTCTTTTCATTCGCATGACCTGGAAGATGAGAAGCTTCTTTACCGATAAGAGCCATAGCCTGATCGAACCACTTTGTTAGCTCGTCGCTCTTCATTGTGTGAGCAGCGCCGATCATCTTATTGAGCATCTCAACTTTAGACTTAGGATCATCTTTTGTAGGATGTGAATTTGGCTTTAACGAGTCCATTGCTAGACTGCCTTCATCGAGGTCATTGATCTCTTCGTTAATATTAGACATTTAAGGTCTCCTTCTAGGAATCTGAATTATTTATTAGAATTTATCTTTTGAAAGCTAGAGAGTTGAGATAATTCTCAAAGATTGACATCTTGCTCTCGTCGAGCTGAGAAGAGCTCATCTTGTGGATAGCCTTCTTCATATTATCAAGTCTCTCTTCATGCCATGTATCTTTAACGGGATCGTAGATCCACTCAACATTCTCCATAACACCTTTAACAAAAGCGTCTGGAGCAGATGGATCGGCGACAATGTCCGCAGCGGTTGCTAGATGAAAGTCACCTTGAACTTCCATAAGACCGTCTTTACGAGGCTTTAGAGAACCCATTCCGCGAGAAGAGACACCAAGATTAGCACCGGACTTAAGGAGACCTCTAGCGATCTGACCCATAGGAGTCTCAGTTAACTTAGCTTTACCGATGAAGTTATCACCATCTCTCTTTAGAGAAGTAATGATATGAGACACGCGGTCTAGGTTAATTGATGGACCGTGTGGATGACCAAGCTCACCATATGCGCGATTGTTAGCGACCACTTCTTTCATGTAGCGATCGACTTCTTTCTGCATGGTGTCAATAGGATAGTAGCGACCGTTGCGGTTGCCTTTATTTGCCTGTAAGAAGATACCGTGAATAAAGTGCTCTTTCTCGCCATTCTCTTTGGCTTCTGAGATATACTCTACGTCTTCGAAAAGTTCAGTGATGAGCTTCATCTTTAGATCCTTATGACATCGCTTCTTGAGCGATCAAGTGAGCGCTGACGTTTGCTTGAGATGAGCTGTTTGTTGAAACAGCGACCGTTAGAATATCAGGAACGTTGCCTCTGATATTATTATATAGCGCAAACAAGTTTGTTAAGTCAAAGGTCTGGAGACCAGAACCACCGGCAGGAGCAGAGAAAGCATAGACAACTTCACCGGTATTGGCGGTAATAGCTGTAGCCGAGCTATCTCTTGAAGATAGTGAGTTAAATGAACCAACAGTATTTAATGGAACAAAGCTCGCGCCGGTTAGAGTAACTGGATTTGATGCGGTACTAACGATAAGCTCGATGAGAGCCGCACCGTCAGAAGCAACAACCAAGCTCTGTGGTAGAATCTGACCTCTGTTAACTAGACCGATTGCATAGTTATACGAGCTGTTTGGAGTACCAAGAACGCCCGAAGTATTTGAAACAATGTCGGTCATGTATAGAGTATTAGAAGTGTTGTTGGCAATACGGCCGACGAATACGTTGGCTGTATTTGCGCCAGTTCCTTGGAATGTGATAGCTCTACCTACGTAGGCATTTGCGGTCCAAGGAGTTCCTGCAACTGTTAAGTAAGTTGAGTTTGAAGAGTTATTGATGGTTCCAACTGTGCTGTTACCTTGGAACTCGATCTTAGCCATCTGGTTCATCTGAACCGATACTACTGGGAAGCGAGTATTAGCTGCAGGAACGTTTCTGCGGTTTGTACCAGCTGGTAGACCGTATGAGTAGGTGAAGCCGCGCTGCTCGTCGCGACGACCTTCAACGACTACCGAGACGCCAAAGTGAGCGAGTACCGAGTTAGCTGTAGTTGCGCCGACGTTTCTCTGTTCGTAGCGAACTGGCAAGTTACCTGTACGCGACCAAGGGAACTGCTGAGCCGAACCTCTATAAGATGAATTACCGGTACCAACTTCGTGAAGAACATATGGTTCACCATTTAGCTGACATCCCCAGCGTATTGCACCGGCGCCGTACCAAGCGTACTCGATCCAAAGCATCTGGATCTTTGTCCAGTCGATGAGAGAAGCTACGGGGTCTCCGTACCAGTTCTCAAATGAAAACTTAGTATCTACTGGACCAGAAGAAGTTGTAGTACCATCCGTGAAGTTAACAGTACCAGCATCTGATCTAATAACGCAGTACATTCCAGATGGATTGTTAGCTGTAGCAACACCCTGCTCAAAGAACACACCGTTGCCGTCATCGAAGAATCCTACGCGCTGAAAGTTATTAGCTGTTGGAGTTCCAAAGTTCATAGCGGTGGCCATGTACATTGTCTTGCCGGGTTGGTAGCGCTGGTATGGACGAGACTGACGAATAGTTAAGTCACCAGCGTTGTTACCAACTAGCATTCTAACACCACCGATCCCAGCTACGTGAACTATGTTTGCATAGCTTCCTGCTGAAGCGGTATTAACAGTTAAGTTTTCCCAGCGCATTGGCTGAGTACCGTACTCGAAGTCTGCTTCGTAGATGTTCTGGTGTAGTGACACCTTCATTCTACCAACGACGTCTCTGACGCGAGATGGAAGAAGCATCGACTCCGGACGGGTCGTCTTCATTGTGTAGTTATTAGTGCTTACTGGAGGTATAGACATTAGATTCTTCCTTGATCAACATTCATGCCGGGAAAAGTCATTGGTGTGTCCATAGGTGCCGACTCTTCTTTCTCGTCATCTTTATCGTGCTCGCCGTACATCATGTAGTCATGAATGTCAGAGACAAGTGACTTAGCAGTTGCGAGCTTTGCCTGAACCCATGGCTCGACATGCATGTTCTTTGGCATGTGCATCATGAGGTGCATAGCCTTGTTAGCGAGAGCCTTGAGCTCAGCTTTTACCATATCGAGCTCGTCGGACTTATGATCGTCTTCGTCTCCACCTAGTAGTGGAATAGCTAGATCTTCATTGCGCTGCTTGGCGTAGTAAGCAGCGAGAGCCATCTGAGTACGCTTCTTCTTTGACTTACCCTCAAACTTAGAATTTTCAGAATCAACGAAGTCTTTGATCCACTTACCAACTGGGGTCTTCTTTGTGAGGACTTCGTGAATCTCAACTTCTTCTTTCATAGCAGTTTGTGCTACGTCGAGTAGGTGAGCGCGAGTATACTTTGGTCCATGAACGTTAGAAGCAGCGTTAGCAATTCTCTTGTAGTGAGTGCCGTGTGTCTGTCTTAGTTCTTGAGCACTCTTCTTAGCTTTGATGTCCTTGATGATCTCAGGAAGAGCGTCTTTGAAGCCGGAGTCTTCATCAATATCTTCAACTTCTTCAAAAGTCTTCATTCCGGTCTTAGCGATCTGGCCACCCATAGTACCGTCGTCTTTTTTCTTAGGAGCTTTGTCCATATCTTTTGGACGAGCTGGAGGCATAGGAACTTTCTCGTCTTCATTGATCTTCTTAGCTGACCAGCACTCAGTCATGCCGTGAACTGGACATTCCTTACCAGCTTCTGTCATGTTGCACTTTGCAGACTCAGCTTCTTTAGCTTCGTAGACTTTTTCGTCTTCGCCTTTATTATGACCTTTATTGGTCTCTTTATTAGATTTATACTTAACTTTAGAAGCATTAAAAACATCTTCTTTATTGCCATTACGATCTTCATGCTTCTCTACTTTGTGCTTTGCAACAAAGTCCTGCTCGTCTTTTGGCTTTGGCTCATAGTCAACTCCAGGATCTTTTCCAAGAGATCCCTTCTCAACTTTGGAAGAATTAACTCCCTTTAGAATATCCTTAAGTTGCTTAGCCATTACTGATTGTCCTCTTCGTAATCTGACCCGCCTGAAGGGAAGATAGATTGAGCTACTTCGATCTTCTTCATGTCGACCGCTGCTGTTAGCTTGTCGGCGATGAGTGAGTTAAAAGCTGCTTGAAACTCCATTGGTTTCTGATTCAAGGCGTAGTCAATTAGATCTGTTGATGTATAATTATCCATTAGTTACTCCAATTATTTATTCTTCGCCACGATTTGAACAGCGGACTTGTATCTAGCTTCGTCTTGCATTGAGCGATTTCGCTTATTCTGGAAGTGCTGGACATCTGCTAAAGCCTGTGCTAGCTTCTGAGCTTTCTCATCTGTAGCAGGTGTCTGATCCGTGTCTTCGTCATTGGCCAGTGGTTGTACTTGAGTATCTGCAGGAGGCGGTTGCTGTGCCGCGGCCTGCTGCTGTTCAGCGGTCATGTACTGCTGAATACCCTGCTCGTTCTGGATCTCGAGATCCATCTCTTCCATCTCGGCGTCGCTTTGCTGGAGAACGTTCTTTCTAACCCAAGTATTTGAGTAGTAGCGGCCGACTTGATCCTGCATCATGTTTCTCGCAAGGTTGACGCGGTTCTGTAGAACTTCTGCGTCCTTCAACTCGGTGAAGTAGTTGTCTTTAGCGAAATCGTACTTGATGTCCTGCTGGATATTCTCCCAGTCCTCTATAGACATGATTTGCTTGAGTACCAGCTGCTTCTCGAGCATCTTGGTAAAGAGAATAGCAAACTTGTTACGAAGTCTAATGATGAATCGAGCGAACTTGAGCTCGTCGCGTGTAACTTCAGTGGCGCGACCTAGTGAGAACAGCGCGTCTGAGTTGAGGCGGTTGACCGGAACGTTGAGTGTCTGGTATAGCTTCTTCTGGAAATAGAGAACGTCGTCGAGCTGACCGAGTGTCTGACCGCCGGGAAGTGTCGTAACTTCTGTACCGCGACCACCTTCACGACGAGGTAGCCAGTAGTCTTCAAGCATGGTTAGGAACTTGCGGTCGTCGCGAACCTCACCGGTTGAGCCGTCGTAGATCAAGCGATTCTTATGCTTTACCATGATGTCGCGGAGGTACTGCTCGGCCTTCATCTTAGGAAGGTTACCAACGTCGATGTACCATACGCGACGCTCGGAGCTCTAGCCAAGCGGTAGATTAACCAAAGCATCCTCGAGCGTGCGTAGTTGGTTCAGGGCTTTAATAGCCTTGTGCATGTAACCGAGAACCATGGTTCCCTGAGTATCGGTAAGACCTGAGTTGACCTGAATGATTGCGTCGGTCGAGATCTTTAGACCAGTGGTTGCTGGACCAACTGTCTTGTTGCCGTAGTTGAATCCCTTGTCGTTGAAGACGTAGTACTCGTTCTGAACTTTTTGGATTGAGAGCTCGTGAAGGTCGTTGCCGCCCTGCTTGGCTTTCTTCTTGGTGATCTCACGGATCTTTCTGATCTTACGCGGATCGATATATCTGACTTCCTTGATACCCATTCTTGGGTTTGTCTTGT